CCATTTTCATTCATTTCATTTAATCTTTGCTTTAATATTAACTCAGTATTTCCTTTTTCTCCATTATCTAATAATCCAAACTTACCAGTTCCTTTTCCATACATTAAAGCTTTAATTATAGCTTCCTTTCCTTCTTTATATTGTTGAACGTGATATGCTGCTCTTGCTAACATTCTCCAACGATCTAATGTATATGCTTTTTTATCAACAAATAAAACTTGATTAACTGGATAACATAATTTACAAGCCATACTTGCATACATATAACACATCATCCAATCTGGCTTTCTTTCTCCAAATGAATTATATTCCATATAACGTCTTGACAAATGAAGTAATGGTTCTACTCTTGACGAATGAGCATAAGCCTTTAAAAACCAAGTTTGACTTTCTTCCCAAGGATGTCTTAATGCTGTTGCTAATTCTCCTAAACGAATATATGCCTGATAATTTTCTTCAAGAAATCCTCCATATTTAATTCTTAATAAATAATATTTATATGCTTCGTTAATTTGAGATAAACATCCACAAGTTTGTGCTAAATAAAATATAGTTCTTGGATCTTCTGGATTTTTTAAATGTGCATCAAACAACATTCCTTTATCTCTATGGAAACGTTTCATAGATTTATCATCATCTTTTGTTCTATCTTGAAACAAAATAATATGCTCTAATCTTTCTTTCAAATCATATTCTTTAATTTTTGTTTTAATATATTCGTGAACAACTCCTTTATATCTCCAACCTCTATGTGCCTTTACCATTCTAATATTAAAATAAGAATCAAATTTATTTCCAGACCACCATTGTTGTTTTAAGAAATATCCTGTAGCTGGTCCTTGATATGTATGCAAAAAAAACATTAATTCTGTTCCACTCTTTAATTCATCATTACAATCTAAAAATAAAAGATATCTGTCTTCTTTTTTTCCATTTTTAGTTAATGCTTCATCAGCCCAATCTAATGAATCATTTCTTGAAACTTCAAAATTAACAAATGGCTTTTGTTTTAATTGTAAATTAATCTTATTTTTTTCACAATATTGTTTACAAATATCAATAGTGTTATCAGTAGAACCTGTATCTAAAATAATAAAAGTATCAGTAAAATCTTTTACTGAATCAAATGAATGTTCTAATCTTAAATGTTCATTTTTAACCATCATAACAAGTGCCATTAATTTTTTATTCCAAGGAATATTAATAATAATATTTTCTAAAGTTATTACTTCTTTACTTGGTTGTCCTTTCATTTGAACTAAATTAATTAATCCATTTTTAATCTTCAATCCTTTATGAGATTTAATTAATTTTACATACATAATTCCAGCTTTTACTGGATATTGACATCGTAAAGCATAACAATGAACAGTTTTTTTATTTTCTTCTACAAACTTAATTAATTCTTGTGGATTTTCTAACTCTTCTCCTTCATCTAACATTAATATATATTTTTCATCTTTTTTATTGTCTTTACTTACTAATACTTCATCAGCAAACTTTAACAATTGAGTTTTATAATCATCATCAATCTCACCTAGTCTTTCTTTTAAGTGAAGAGTAATATTATGAGTATTACAATATTCTTCTACTACACTTTTATTTGTAGTATTATTAAATACAATAAACGTATTACAAATAGATTTTACAGAATCTAATGTAGGTATTAATTTATCAGTATTTTTTAATATTAACGTCAATGCAATTAAAGAGTTGTTTACCGATTTTTCTATTTTAGATAATTCTGGATGTTTAATAATTCCATAAGGAATAATATCATCATCTTTGATTATAACTTTTGTCATCTTTATTATTAAAAACTTATTTCTTTAATTGGTTTATAGAATTATTTGCTATATATAATAAATGGATGATAAAAAAAGAATAAGAGATGTAATCTATCCAGAGATTAAACAATGCGAAGATTATATTACTGATGTTTTTTGGAAAAAACTTTTTGACGATATGTCTAGAGGAAAATGTCCTAAAAATATCGTTATATTTAATAATACAGTTAGCTCTATTTATAAGCGTAATGGATTTATTTATGATTTTAGAAATAAAGATTCCGAAACAATTGCTAAAGATTTAATAGAAATATTAAAAACAAATGGATGTATTTATTCGTTAAGTGACCTTAAGAAAGAACAAAAAGATAGTAATGATACTCAAAATAATATTAAATATGATAGTTGGAAACAAATAAAAACTAGAAAAGTAAGACAACAATACATTCATAATTTTGTTTTAAAACAATCTCAAAAATATAAACTTAATGATAATTCATCAAAAAATTTAATTAATATTATTAACCTTGCATTAAATGAATTTAAAACTCATAAATCAGATGATGTTGAATTTAAAAATAACGAAATAACAAATATCAAAGACATTTATTATGATAATAAGCTTAAAATTTTTGTAAATCGCAGAGAGTTTGAAGACAAAGAAGATATAAAAAGAAACATTAATCCCTTGAAAAAAGGATGGGAAAATTTTATTATTAAATCTTATCGTGATTTTAAACAAATTTTAAAATGATTTTTCAACATAATTTATATATTTAAACATATACAAATTATTTTATATATAAATGTCTTTATCTCTCTCTAGATACTCTGAAAAAGCTATCGCTGTCTTTGGCAATTCCAAACCTTATTATGGTAATCTCACTCAACTTGGCGGAGGAAAGTGGGCTGAACATATTACTAATAAAGATACAGGAGTAAAAGGTGGATGGATTTTTTATAATGCTAAAGAAAAAGAACTTAGAGAACTTATTGATAAAATTAATAAAAAACAAGTAGAACCTATTGGTAAAGAAGAAGTCGTACAAGAAGAAAAGAAAACTTTAACAAGGTCAAATGAAAGTTCTAAATTATTAACACCAAAATCAAAAGAATTTGAATTTTCTAAAGAAATGTATCTTGCTATGAAGTCTGAAATAGAACGTTTAACTAACGATGTTTCTATTTTATTAAGTTATATTGAAAAGAAACCTGATAATCCTTTTATCGCTACTCCTCAAAAGAAGCTTGTTGTGAAAGTTCCTCAAGCTCCTTTGAAGAAACCAATCAAAAGAAAAGAAGAAAGTGAAGGAGAAAAACAATCAAGTTCAGAAGAAGAAGAGAGTGACGACGAACAAGCAGGTATTCCAAAGAAAAGTTTTTTATTTTAAAAGCTGAATAATATTTTTTTATCTTTGCTTATATATAAATATAATGGACAAGTTTACTCAATTATTCTGGATATCCTTTTTACTGTTTATGGTTTTATCTGTATATTTACTATGTTGCACTAAAAAGACTAATATATTTTATCTACAGATTGCTTCTGGGTTTGGTATGTTTGCTACAAGTAAAATTGGGCGTGAATTTTTAGGTTTAGTTTAATTTAACAAGACCCAAGTTCTTGTAAAAAAAGTTAATTAATAAAGTGTTTTATTAATTAATTTAATCACGTAATTTAACTTTTTTTATATATTGGTCTAACTCATTAATTTGTTTTTCTACTTCTTTAATATGACTATAAAATTCATAATTATAATATACACTTATACAAGCAATAGGAAAAAATATACTCAAATTACAATACATCATTATAATAAGGCAAATTCCAATATAAATATCTAATGTCATATTCTTAGCAATATGACATTATGTTTTTAAACTTTTTTCAATTATTTTTTAACTATTTTTTAACTATAATATTTATTATAACTAGGAATTTGTGTAAATAATTTAGCTACATTATCTAACTCATCTGTATCATAATTTCTTTTTGAAATATTATAAATAAACGCTTTCATTAAAGTGTCTTCTTTACAATGTAAAGCTTCTAAATCATCACACCCATCTTTAATAATTTCTGATAAAAATTCAATATCATTTTCTAATCTAGTAAGACTCTTATATCTTGCTGAATGTTCATCATCTTCTGAATATAAAAAACATTGAATAGCTTCATCTATTTCATTCATTTCTTCTTCAGATTCATTGTCAGATTTATAACTACTTAATTTACTCGAGTCGCTCTTTTCACTTTGACTAGTCTCGTAATCACTCATATTGTTATATTTATACATTTATTTTTTTAAGCTTTAATATCTGATAAGCTAAAGCTTGAGTTATGACATCACTAAGGTCGTCTTTCTTACTTTTATTATCTTCAAAAATATATTTAGTCGTAACTTGATCATCTCTTTCTTGTAAAATTTGATACGCTCTCATTGTACTCCACTTTTTTCTAAATGCTTTATCAACTTTTGTTACTTTTCCATTATCATCTTCTTTTTTTAATGGTGCACCTAAAACTCTTGTTTTATTCTTTGCAGGAAATAATATTAACTTTTTGAAAAGTCCATATTGTATCATAAACCAAGATTGCATGTGGTACATTAAACCAGTAGCAATGCCATTTTTTGTAAGTTGTCTTTCAATAATAATTGTATCAACATCATCAAAAATACCTTGTCTATCAAGATCATCAAGAAAAACAAAAAGGGTCATTAAAGCTTTTCCACTAAAATAATCTTTACGTTCTCCAAGGTCAGTTTTTACAATAAAAGCAGAATGTCCACAAGTTCCTATATTATTTACATAATGTTTCATCTCGTCGGTTGCTTCTCCGTATTTATTATAACATTGTTTAGGAAGTTTAAATTTTTTTGCTTTATCTGTGTTAAAATATTCTTTATAAATACTTAAGGTTCTTAGACCAATATCAATACTAACGAGGCTAGTTGTCATCTATTAATATATAGTCTAATAACTTAAATCTATTTAAAAAAATAAAATTTTAAAGTATAATATAAAAGAATGGCAGAAAATACAGGAAGACAAATTTTTAAGGCAAAAACTAAAGAAGCATTTGTCATTAAAATAATAGGTGAACTTTTAGCAAATACTTTAACACATTCTCAGTTCACTATTAATGATAGAGGTATTTTCTTATTTCAAGCTAACGAACCAGACAATCAATTAATTGAAATTTCTCTCTTTAAGGAAGCTTTTGGAAGTAATTTTAAATGTACTAAGGACATTAATTTTTTAATTAACAGTACAACCTTTTATAAACTCTTAAAAAACATTAAGAAGAAAGATAGTATATGTATTACAATTACAGAAAATCCAGAAGACGAATCAATGACTTTAGGAATATGCGTTGAACCTCCTGATAATAATAATAAATTAACCACTAATATTAGAATTTCTTCTTATCAACCAAGAATTATGGAACCAATCTTAGGTTATGAAAATCCTGTAGTAATGTCTGGAAAAGAATTTCAAGGAACTAAAAACTTACAACATAGTTCAGATACTATGTTCATACAATCAAAAGGCGAATATATCAAATTTTCTGTATGCGATGATGACCGTCACGACCGTAAATTAGAAGTTGGTAATTTAGAAGATGATGATAATAAAGATTGTTCTTTATACAGTAAGACTTTTAAGACAGCTCATATTACTACTTTATGTAAATGTGCTGGACAAAGCGGAAATATTCACGTTTATCTTAACGATGACTTACCATTAAAGATTAAGATGAAGGCAGGAGGTCTCGGAGAAATATCAGTTTATATTAAGAGTTTAGAAATGATAGCAGATGAAGCAGATGAAGATTTCTTAAGTTTAAATACTACCAAAAATAACGATGATAATACTGATGATAATGAAATTGATGAAATTTATGATAATGTGTATAAAGCACCTGTCAAAAATAATCAAACTCCATCAGATGATAAAACAGTATCAAAGCCAAAGAGAGGGAGACAAAAGAAAGTTGTTGTATAAATTAATATTAACATTAATAATATTAATTTATTTATTTTATGTAAGCGTCTACTTTATATGCTAATACTTCGTTTGGATGTTCTGTTGTATAATCATCTCCATAAGGATAAAAAGCTTCTTCTATATTCATTGGATAACGATTTCTATATTGTGCTAATGTTTCTTTTCCGTTTTTATCTAAATATACAAATCCATCAACATCTGGATTATTTCTAGCTAATGGATATTTAGTTAATTTACTAATTTTTTTATATCCATTATTGTCATTCCACTTCTTCATATCTTCTGGATATAATCTTGAAAAAACGTGAACTTTTTCATGAACTAACGTTCTTATTACATCTTTATCCATCAATATATCTTTAGGCATAAAAATAATATCTAGACGAGTATGTGGATATCCTTTTTCATATACATTATGTTTTGTTTTTGCTAACTTCCAAGGAATGTTCGCTACTTTCTTTGCTGGAAAATGATTTATTTTATTAAATGTGTTTAAAAATTCGTCAGCTCGTTTCATTTCTTTTGTTAAATATTTTTTTTCTTCTTCTGTAAAATCATCAGCATCTTTAATTGCTGCATTTACATACTCATTTATATGACCATATCCATATGCTCTCAAGTTAATTTCGTTAAAAGATTTAAAATAGCCATCAGGGTCTTTTCTAAAAAAATCTGACAATTCATCTTTACTCATAAAATGAATATG